GGAGGAGCATACATGAAGTCACCGAAAACGCGGATCTGCGGATGAAGCCGGGCGATTGCTGACTGGATATGCCCAGCGAGCGCGCCATGCACCGCATGGTTTGCCGTGGGCCCGCGCTCGGTGTTCTGCACCACCACGCCGAGCTCAGCAGCATCTGAGGACTGGCCAGGGGCCGGATTGTATTTGCAGTCATGCCAAACCTGTCGCGCCGAGTTAATCTTCATGCTGCCTCCCCCTTCTTCAGTTCTTTTGTCTTTGCCCGGTAGTCGGCGGTCATCGCCTTCAACTCATCCACGGTGTACCTCTTGGCCTCATGAGGGCCTTCCAGCCACTCAACTGCCTCGGCGCCGATACGCTTCACCAGCTCAATGCGGTAATTCACGATGTTCCCAGAAAGCCGGGTGTTGCACGGCGAACACTGGCGGTGGCAGTTCATCGGCTCGAAACGCAAGGCCGGATTGCTCCCAACAGTCCGGTAATGGCCAGCGTCGTACTTACCCTGGTGATGGCGGCCGCAACTGACACAGGGCAGCTCAGCATCACGGGCGCGCACCCAGGCGTTGAAGGCGATCTGTGTGTCTTTGAGGTGATCCGCCCTGCTCTTCAGCTTCTCCTTTCGGACCTTGATGTCCTTGCGCTCAATGTCGGCGAGCGCCTTGCGCGCCTTCGGCTCATGCCTGGGCGCGTCGATCATTGCGCAGGCCGGGCTGCATACCGCCTGACCCATCCGGGAAGGGACGAATGAGGCCTTGCATGTCTCGACGCGGCATTTCTTCGGCTTGGCCGGCTTCCGTTCGATGGTCATTGGTACACACTCCCAGGCTGGCCTGGTGCATTACTGTCAGTGCATTCAAGGTCATGATCGCTTGCCCGCGGGCAGCGCTTGCAGCCACACACAGGGCACAGAATCATTTTCGTGGATGAGAGCGGCAACCACATGAGGCCGATCTGCTGGCCCAGCTTGTGCTCAGCGATACAGCGGTGGCACTCGCATTGCTGATCGCTCATCAGTAGCGCCCTCCCCAGTTGTCCTTTTGTGTCCAGCGCACCTGGTGCTCAGCCCCGAAGGCATGCACCCACTCGATCAGCTCGCCGCACTGCTTCACGGTGAGCTTGCTGGTGCGCTCGTAGATGACGTCGAAGCCGTTGCCATCCACCGCGGGGATCATCTGCGGCTGGTCGCCTGACTCGCGCAGCCAGGCGGCCGTCAGCAGGCGCTTCCAGATCAGGACATCCCACTTCTTCCCGGCGTGCTCGACCTGAGCCGCGATATCGGCCAGCGCCGCGTGCAGGGCCTTGTTCTGCTCCCCGCTGCGGTCCACTTCGGTAATAGCCAGCTTCTTGGGCTTGGTCAGGTCCAGCGCGGCAAGGTGGCCAATGGCGCGGCTGCGGTCTGATTCGTTGCAAATCTGCAGGTTGGTCATGGCTTCACTCTCACGCCTGCGGCTTCCAGTGATGCCAGGTCATATACGGGTGTCTTCGCGCACATGCGGTCATCTATCTTTTCCGCATACTCGACATCCCAAACCGACCGACCTCCACCGCATGCGGCGTAGTCGCCTACCACGGCATACGGCTCAGGCAGCTCAATCACCAACGCCTCGCTCTCGGCCTTGAGCTGGTCGCGCTCGGCCCTGAACGAATCACTCAGCGCCTTGTTCTGGATATTCAGCCTGTCCCAGCAGTCAGCGGTTTTGGCCAACTGCTCGTTTTCAGCCCTGAGCTTGTCGATGTTCGCTTCCTGCCTACGGATGCGTGAGGCCGAAGCAAGAAGAACGATGACAAATGGATCTTCTTCTCCATCGTCAGCGTTTTCCTGAATCGCCTGAGCGTTATCGACCAGCTCCTTGATCAGGTCCTCGGCCAGCCAATCATGCGGCCCCTTCAGGGCCTCGTTCTCGGCGAGCAGGGCCAAAACTGTTTCGGGATCAACCTCTTCGTGGAACTGCTGGAGCGCACGCATTTCCTCGTCTTCGTCGGCAAACTTTATTGTGTCCTGGGCGGCGTATGCGGCAGCCTTCTGAAGTTCGGTGTAGTCGGTCATAGCGCGCCCCCCCGGGTTTTCTAGCAGCGCAAGGTTGTCCTCCGTCAGCCGGGCGCACTCTTTGCTCAGGCGTTCGTTCTCGGCCAGCAGCTCCAGCGCCACCTCCACCACGGTCTTCTCACCCAGGAACTCATCCAGCGCCTCGGTGTTGCGCTTCCAGTCGGCGCAGTCGGCCCGGAATGACGCGGCTTCGGCCCAGAGCAGTTTCTGAAGTTGTTGCTTGTCGATGGTCATGTCCGTTGCTCCATGGTCTTCTTGCCGAACTTGGCCAGCAGCAGCGCACGCGCTGATTTGCCGTCAGTCGGGATGCCCTGCTGAAGGATTCGCGCCTGGGTCTGCTGGTCGGCCAGTTCATTGGCGAGTTCGAAGTCGGTCTTCTGGCTGTCGTGGCCGATGCCAGTGAGGATCTTGCCGTCCAGCGGCTGGCCTTTCTGGGCGCGGCGGATCACCACGGCGTAGTTGTGGTCGAAGCGCTGGCGCAGGCCCTTGTCTTCCTGCTTGGCTGAACGCAGATCGAACAGGCCCGTGGCAATGGCCGCGATCTTCACGCCGTCGTGGCTGTAGACGCCCATCAAAGCCTCCACCCATGCGTCAGCGCTCGCTGGCAGGCCGAAAGCCTCCGGCCCAGGCGTGCACCAGCCTATGAACTGGCCGACGCTTGGGGCGAACGGTGAGCCGCTTTTCCGGCACTGCTCGATTCCATAGCGGATCTGCTCCAGCGAGCGGATGCCGGCGGCCATGAAGCCCATTGTCCAGTTGCGCATCGCGGCAGCCCTGGCCTTGTCGTCTGGCCATGCCTGCTTGTGGGCCGGGAAGATGGCCTGCAACTGACGGAACAGGCGCTCAACCACTTCACCAGTGGCGTCATCCACCACGCCAAGCTGGGTGCCGGACTGCGCCGGGGCCTGATGAGGGGCTGCGGTGCCCAGCGCCCGGGCGGCACCGGGGATCATCTGAGTGACGTTCTTCATAGGTCATCACTCGTATCGGTGCGCCAGGACTTGTCGTAGAAGTCAGGGCCGTTGCCAACAGTCCTGCCACCGGGCACGACCTTCTCCGGGAACAGGCCGGTCCAGCCGTTGCTGATGGACTGGATGATCACAACGTCAGCCCAGTGGTGACCGGTTAGGGTCTTGGCTTGGCGTTCGCAGGTGGTCTTGGTCAGCGGCTTGCGGATCTCTTTGCGGTGCTGGCACCAGTCAGCCCAAACCTGCTCGCTAACGTTGGCCGGCTTGCAGGTGAGCGGATCGAACTTTGGAGTCTTCTTTTTGCCCGCAGAGGGAGCGTCAGCGACCGGCTGCTCTACTGGTTCAATGACTGGTTCAAAAGAGTGACTGGTTCTGGTGCTTTCTGGGCCTACAGGGGGTGTAGGCTGTGTGCCTACACCTGTGCTTTTTGGGCCTACAGGGGTGCTTTCTGTGCCTACACCCCAAAGAGTCAGAAAATAGAGGTTCGACGAGTTACCTTTCGGCCCGTCTCGGTTCTCAATCCTGAGCAGTCGCTGCTCTTCCAAGTGCTTGATGTGACGACGAACAGTGCTACGGTCGATCTCGCACTGATCGGCAATGTGCTGGTAGGACGGCCAGCACTCGCCTATGTCGTTGGCATTGTCGGCCAGCTTGATCAGCACCAGCTTTCGCAGTGGGTTCCCGACCTTGGTCTTCATGGCCTTGACCATGAGCTCCATACTCACGCTGCACCCCGCATTGCTTTGTCATGGGTGAACAGGCCGTCCCACGTCTTCTTCATGGGCAGCTCGCCGGCCAGGTACAGGTCATAAAGGCGTGCGGCGCCCTTCTTCAGCAGGATGGGCGTGTAGGAGATGAACGGGTCTTTGCCGTGCGGGGTGACTTCGTGCTGGTGCTCGGTCATGTACTTGTCGCGGGCGTAGGAGCCAACACGGTGACGTAGGCCGGACTTGCTCTCGTTATAGAGCCAGCTACGCGCTTCCAGGTACTTGCCCACCTGCATGACGTTGACCCCATTGAGGCCCTTGCAAAACTGGGTGTGGGTCATGCCTTCTTTGAACAGGTTCTCCAGGGAATGGATCTTGGTGGCCTGCTGCTCAACCTGGGCGGCAAGCATCAAGCGGGCCTTTTCAGACTCCATGGCGATCTGCAGGATTTCGATGGTGGAGAGCTGTTGTGGTTGCGCAACGTGCCCTTCCAGTTCCTGCCAGCGGTCGATAACTCGTGCGCGGTGCTCGTCGCTGTAGCCAGCCACAACCAAATGCGTGTCACGCTCGGTCAGGTCGTAGACATCGATGGGGCGTCCGCCGGTGGCTTCACGACGAGTTTTACGACCTGATCGTAAAAGCCCTTTGGCAAAAAGACGCTCGATAGTGGTGATGACATCGTTGTGCCTGGCCTCGACCAGATCGGCGATTTCCCGAGATGACATTGTCCGCGCCACGTTTTGCGATTGAGAAAAACGTGGCGCGGAATTGATTGGGGTATTGATCGTTTCTGTTGGATGGTGCATGATTTGCTCCACAACGCGTTGAAGAGAGCTGGGTCACTACCCCGGCTTTTTTTTTGCTTTGAATTTGGCAGAGGCCCTCTGGATTACCCTTAAGAGTCCCTGCCATAGGCCCTCATTGGGGTAACCAACTGAAGGACTGGTGCCTTCTTCCGGCCGACCTCTGAAAGCGCCCCGCTTGCGATTGATGTTTCCATCATTGCGTTGATGGCCTGGGCAAAACTCCACCCGTTCTGACGCATCAACCCCTCCACTGCTTGCCGCGTTTTAGGCGGCAACTTTTCAAGCTCAATGCTCATTCGGGCCTCCAAAAGGCCTCTAGCCCGCGATATCTTCTTGTTTGTCCTGCATAAGCTCTTCGATGACACCGTTGGAAACTGCCCACTCGATGATTTCGTAGAGATACGTGGCGTGCTGCATACGGGTTTTGCTTGCGGCTTTACGCAGAATCCGATCAAGCACTGGTTCGAAACGAACCTTCACCGGGATGGCGCGCTTTTGATTGGGGTCCATGTACATACTTCGATGCTCCTGGCTGATGAATTGGGTTTAAGCGGCTTGAATCTGGTTGTTCTTGGCGGTCTCTTCGCGCTCAGCAAGCAACAGCTCAATGGCTTTGCCGGTGCTGTAGCCGACCATCGTCCCGCTGGTCGCGCGGGAGATCGTGGCCTGCGTGGTGCCGCAGTGTTCAGCTACTTCTGTCTGCGACAGCCCGAGCTGGAAAAGGCGATTCAACATCTCTTGAACTGTCATGACTGGAATCCTATGAGGTTTTGCATGAAGAATCATACGAATATGCATTGCCCCATGCAATAGAATTCTCATAATCCGCATTCGTATATTTGGTGAGTAATGGATATCGCTGGGCGCATACGCGCAAAAATGGCTGACGCCGGGCTTAACGAAACACAGCTCGGGAAGCGCTCCGGAGTGCCTCAGCCAACCATCAACCGGATTTTGTCTGGTGAGAGTGCGAGCCCGCGCATGCCGACAATTGCCAAGCTGGCAAGAGCGCTGAGGGTTTCTCCTGAATGGCTGATGTACGGCACCGGTGATGAGACTTTCGATTCAAACGTTGAGGCGGCTCCTGGGCCGAACCGGTATTACGAATACCCGGAGATAAGCTGGGTGCAGGCTGGAGTGGCGGCTGAGGCAATGGATTTGTTCAATGTTGGTGACTTCGAGGCAATGCATCCGTCTGATGCCTGGGCCGGGCCAAATGGATTCTGGCTTAAGGTTCGCGGACCATCCATGACCTCATCAAATGGAATGAGTTTTAGCGAGGGAATGCTGATACTGGTGGCGCCAGGTGGCGATGTGGAGAACGGTCAGTATGTTGTAGCCAAGCTGATCGACACCAACGAGGCCACATTTAAGCAATTCATCTGGGATTCAGGCAGGGCTTACCTAAAGCCCCTGAACCCGGCATTCCCCACTGTAGAGGTGGACGATACCTGGTCCGTTGTGGGTCGAGTGGTTGATGCGAAGTGGCCTAGATCCGTCCTATAGCTGAGCAGTAAAAGCGAAAAACCGGCCCGACCCTGTTCGGGCTTTTTTACGCCCATGAAAAATATTATGCAAAAACGTATTGACCTATATTATGAGGATTCGTATAGTCACTCCATCGCGGCGACTCAAGAGGGACTGCGAAGGGCCTCAGGGCCTGACCGCTCTTTAGTCGCACCGCTTCACCCTTGCCGGATAAACCCCGGCCTCAGATTCAAGGTAGCGAGCCGAACGCCTCAAGTTCGGTACAGGGGATGCCTCACCCCGTGGCCAGCAGCGTAGATGGCCCTAGATCAAAGAGTGCTGACGGATGGGATGCCATTGCATGGACTACATCGCGGTCAGTGAAAACAGAGCAACTGCCGAGGATTTCTCGGTAGTTGGATTCAAGCCGGTGACCGACGCCAGTAGCGGGTCACGGCACCACAGATTTACGGATGCCGCTACTATGAGGCGGCATTGGAAATCAACGGAGGGCAAGACGATGGCCTACTACAAGACAAGCGATGCCGGTGTCCTGGCAGCTTGGAAAACTTACACCGAAGGCTGCGACCGGCTTCAGGTGTCTGCAGATGCATTTGCAGCGACCTTCCCGGGTGCAAAAGCATTGATTCGCACGGACTGGCATAGCGGCAGGAGCTTCTACGGTCTGAGTTTCAATCCTCGTATGCCGCAGCCGCTCTGGACCAAGCCGGACGAGAAGACAAGGTTTTCCCAGTTCCCGCGCCGCTCTTTGCCGCCGGGCACGAAAGGCGAAGAGCGAAAAGCGCTGAACGCCGAGCTTAAAAAGCTCAACGATGACTTCAAAGAACGCAGGCCGAAAGAAACGTCAGACATGCAGCCCTTCCTTGATTCGATGGGCTTGGGTGGTGGCACGCTGTTCTTTGCTGGCTACAAGCACATCGTGACCGACGATTGCATCTATGTCAGCACGCCCGCAAAGCCGAATGATGCGCTGACCGAAATCCTTGGTAGCGAATTCGAGGCTGCCGAAAAAGCCAACTGATCAACCAGCGCCAAACGTGAGCCTCACGTTAACTGCCCGATCCTCTCTATGAGAGCGCATCGGAGGTGATCTTCAGTCCCGAAAGGGTCTAAGGGCGTCGAGCTGAAAGGTTATGCCCTGCGAGCCGAAAGGCTGACACATGCGGCAGGGTTCCGAGCCCTTAAATGGGAGTTCATAGGAAAGGCGGACCTGGCCTCAGCACTGAAGATCACCTCCGATGCGGACGAATCTGCGGCCTATAACCGCCCGCCTGCATCACCGCAACAAGCAGATGAATGCCCGGGCTGACGGGCAAGTGTAAGACCTGAGGGATCGCGGGAATCGTGGCCGGTAGAGTGAGTAAGCGCCCAGATGGCCACGGCGAGTCCAAAAATAAGCGGCTGAAACCTTCGCCCCGGTGAAACTCCGGTGTCACTAAGGCCGCTAATAGCCATGCCGGGATCAGCTCCGGCCATCTGCCCCCTTCCCCACCACTATTACGTCAGCACTCCTCCCCCGCGCCCATCGGCAACCAGCGGGAGGCATGAGTGTTGACGAATACAGGTGAACCAACGAATGGAGAGAGTCATGAGTGCCGAACTCTGGAGAGAGCTTATTGGTGAGTCCTTGTATAACCACGGCGTAACAGCAACCGCCGAACAGATTGCGCTGATTGCCGAGGATGCAGCAGGCATCGCTGAAAGCATCAGAGAGTACTCCTACCACCCAGCCGACCCGATGATTCGCGAGCTTGAAGATACCAAGTCAGCTCTCGAGCGAGAGCGCGAAAAAGTCACCTGCTCGACATGCAAGGGTACCGGCTACCTGATTTCAAACGGCCCGTGTCACAGCAGCCATTCCAGTTGCTGGAAGTGTCGCGGCGAAGGAAGGCATGCGCCATAACCCGTTCCGCCTAACCCCAAACACTGGAGGTCGCCATGAGCGAATGGATTAGCGTCAACGATGACCGAAGGCCTGAAAATCGCTGCGATCTTCTGGTTTCTGTGAAGTACATCCGCCGCTATGAAAACGAAGACGGATCCCAGTACGAGGAAGAAGGGAGCGAAGTAGCAATGGGCGAGTACGTGCCCGCTTGCAATAACCGCGCCCTCTCTTACTTCGATAGCTACAGCTCCCCGCACGGCGATGATTGGTGGATCACCCACTGGCAGCCGCTCCCCGCCCCGCCCACCGAATAACGCCACCCTGGAGGCGACCATGAACGCAGCATTAAACATATGCCAGGAGCGTTACGACGCTCAGTTGCCTCCAGATGTCAGCGATAGCGACGAGGTGACGGACTGGCTTGAGCATTCGGCGGAGCGCCTGGTGTGCGGCGTCGACATCAAGTGGAAGCGCCGATACGGCCAGCCGCAGGTGGTGACGTTCGACCGGTTCTGCACTGTCCTGCAGGGCCACCTGAACCAGCGCCAGATTGACGGCCTGGATCAGCGTGATTCGTTTGCCCGCCTGCTGCTGTCGGCAATGCTCGGCAGCCAGAGCGATGCCCGGGCCCACGCCGCGGACTTGCTGGGCCAGCAACGGCCCATTGAAGCGGTAGAGAAGATCGCTGTAGCGCTGTTGAGACCGTATGCCGAAGACGCTGTAGCAGCGGAAAGGGAAGAGCGCGAAGACGATGTGGATGCCGACCTATGAGTCCGCACATCCTGATCGATGAAGCGCTGGA